TTGCATCATAAACGCCTGTATCTCTTCAGTATACTTAGTTTTATACAAGTTGTACATATCCATAGGACCTTTTAAATAACTAAAACACTCTGTCAAAACACCATATAATAATAAGGCCTCTTGATGCTTAGATAAAAAGGTTTCAGTTGTTGAATTAAAATGTTCTGGGTCTTTTATGTAATTAAGTTGTACATCATAATTTTGATCTGGTATTGGAGCAAATAATATATTTTTATCATCCCAGTTAGCAAAATATTTAGGTAAGCCTGTAGCATCCGTAGGATTAAATTCTGCAATAAAAGAAGTATCTCTTTTTTCTAAAAAATCTCTAGTGCTATTACTTATAACTTGAATTGATCTTATAACTATACAATCATCTGGAACATTTAAATATTTCTGTGTGCCAGTTGTGCCTGTAACATATTTTCTTATATCATCATAATCAACTTTACCAGCAATATCTAATTCTGTATTTCTAATAAATTGATCAAGTAAGGTATCCGACAAAACATTTGAATCTACTTCAGTATAGTTACGAACTTGTGTTAAAAAATTAGCATGTGTGATACTCATGATATAATTACCTCTGGGTTGCCAACTGAAGCACTTATTTGCACTGCTGTTAGTTTTGTTCCTAAAATATTATCACTAGAAGATGCTCTCATATTAGCTCCACCAGTAATACCACTATCTCCAACATTGGCAAAAAAACCATTACTGATATATAATATAAAATCTTTGTTATCATCTTTTGGTCTTGGTCTAGCATCTGCTAAAGCGATGGCATCTCCTTTAATATGTTTTTTTCTTATCTGAGGATGTTTAGCTTCATATTCAGATCTGTGAACAAAAGAGCCATTCCATTCTTTTACCATTTCATTGTAAGGAAAAGCCATTCCTGATCTGTCTGATATTGCTTTTGCGTATTTACCTCTTGCGTAAGCCATTATGCACCTTGTGGATAATAGTTTTGTGGAGCAATATATACAGAAGTTCTTTGCCCATCTTCTGTAAGAGCTCTTTGTAATTCATCTTCATAAACCATTTTCATTGCTTGCATAGCTTGTGGATTTTTTTTCATACTTAAATAGTAAGCAAGACCTGCTACCATACAAGGTATAAAACGAAAAACTACATCAGCTTGATTAGTAAAAGCTCCCGCATCCTCTACTCTTTTTAAATAATAGTATTTAACATAAGTGTATGTAGATGCATCTGGAGTTTGATATAAAGTAATGGTAGGAGTTGTTTGTCTATCTACATAATATTGACTTGGTTGTCCTTGTGATCCTTTATTTGGTAAAGCCGCATATTCGCTTCTGCTTATTTTTGTCAATGACACATCATTTGTTGTAGAAGTCGTGCCTGTAGTTGTGCTTACATAAGCTTCTAAAATATCATTAGCATTTGTTGGTGCTGTATAAGTTGCAGTTCCTGCTGTAAGTAGTTGTTCTTTTAATTCTACTTTCCATAAATGAACTCCTCTATTACCCCATTCTGAAAACATAATATTTAAACTTCTTCTAGCTGATTTTAAATCTTGACCAGAATTAGTTTGCATACCAACTCTTTCATAAGCCTCTTCTATAATATCATCTATATTTAAATCAAAAGCTGTTGTTCCTGATGTAGCCATTATCTAACACCTATAAATTTAGTTCCTCGGACAGCTACTCCGCCACCTTTAGAAAACTTACCTATGTCAAAGTCAAACTCTTTAAATATATCACCACGTATTTGTTCGTACTTTTCTTTGTCACCTTTTTGTTTAGCTTCTTTGGCTAAAGCTTTTAATTGATTCATTCTAGACATTATAATATTCCTTTATAATAATCTGCTAATCCACCTTTGACAGCAAATGTTTTTACGTTAGTTGGTTTACCACCAACCCCTTGAGCTTTTGCTCTTTTTCTTTTAACTGCACTTTTTCTTTGTCCTTCAGTCATTCTTCTAGCTTTTGCTAAAGGAACACATTTAGGATATTTTCTTTTAGCATCTGCTTTTTGTTTACTTCTTCCACACTTAGCAAATGTTCCATCTTTTTTCTTACTTCCTATGTCCACCCAATTTTGAGCAAACCATTTTTTTAAACCAGACATTACTTCAATAAATCTTTATAGTAAGCTTGAGCAGATGCATTAGTAAAACTTTGACCATCAATATCTTGTTGTATATGTGAACCTGTTGATTCTGGCATACCTCCATCCTTTAATTGTGTCATACCGTATAATCCTGGAGCAGCTAATTGTAATTTATTTTTTTTCATAGCTTTACCTAATTTTCTTCTGTTCTTTTTGCCTGCCATCATCATTAAACCTAGACCTGCTTTTTTTACTTTCATACCACCTTTTTTAGAACCAAATTTGTTCATCCCTTTGACAGCTTGCATCATTTTTTCATTAGTATTACCCATCTCAGTTTTGTCCATACCTTCACCTGTTACAGGATTAACCTGTCCAGTTGGTTGTACAGTGGCTGATTTTTTTCTTTTCTTTTTTAACATTTTGCCTATTATTGGCACAGCTGCAGCTCCAGCTATTAATGCACCCATTCCTGCTTTTCTAATTTTTCTTGAAGCTTTTCCAGTGCCTCCACCTCCAGATGGTTTAGGTCCTCTAAAATCTTTTCTTTTAACACCACTCGGATCTTTTATTTTCCCTGCACAAACCTTTGAAGCGTAAGCGTTTGCATAGGCCGAGGGGTAAACTTTAAATTTTCTTTTAGCTGCTGCTTTTCCTCTTGGACATAATTTAGTCATAAAAAAACTCCTTTAATATAATTATAAATAACTAGGTTCAAACTGTCTACCTACCTTCTTTTTGCTTTAGCATTCTTATTACCACTTACAATACGAATTCTTTTTTTCTTTAAAAATTTTTTCTTTTGTGGCCCTTTTGTTATTTGTTGCCTCATCTGGCTTCTGCTTATAGTCATACGAATGTGTACTCTACCTTTCCTTCTTCATTTTTATCTGCTCTGATATATTTTTTTCTGTTGTTTTCTTCATTATAAGATACGTGTACCCAACCCGAGTTAGGATCAACCCCATCATAAAATTCTAAAATTAACTGATCATAAGTACAATTGTCATTAATCCAATCAGATAGTTCGTTATTATCTATTCCAAAAATTTCTATATCTGCGGCCTGTCCCAAACAATGTTGAGAAGTCCTGCTTCCACCAATCCTCGCATTAAGGTCAGGACTGCGATAACCTGAAGAAATATAAACAGGTAGTAAAAAATAGTCTCTAACTGGTTGAAGAATATTTTTGCATAAATTTTCGAGATTAACGATTGCAGTTTCATTAGGAGTATTGTCAATACCATTTCTCAAAGCCGTTTGCGATTTTGTAAATTCACTTAAATAAAAATTGTCTGATAGTTGCATTTAACACCTCCATCTTCTTCTCGCTTGACAAATTCTTTTCTTTGGAGTTTTTTGACAATTTATGTTGTGCATTTTCATTTGTCCTTTACTTCTAGCACAGTAAGACTTTCTTCTTTTTGCTCTACCTTTAGAAGGTTTTTTTTCAGTCACAGCGGTCTTGAGTTTGGAACCAGGGTTATCTCTTCGATATCTCTCAACACCTGCTTGAGTCATACCCGCTCCAGACTCCGTAGACCTAAAATACTTCTTGGTTTTTGGAGGCATACCTCCTTTTTTAAATCCAAGAAGCTCTGCTGTGTATTTATCCATAATAAACTGTTGCACTTACAACACTACCTGAAGGCAAATCTATAAAAGCTCCCTCTCTAAACAAAATACCTTCATCAGGTATATAAGGCTCAATATAATCTTTTGTGGTTGTAGCCACAGTATAGAAAAATTTAGTTGTGCCTGTTTGAGATGATTCTTTAAAACTTATATCTGCTACAGTTCCACCTGTTGTTATTTGTGCACCTTTCACTCTTGTTGCTCCAGTAAATATAGCTCCGACTGTGTCTGCACCATTACCAGCAGAAGTATTTGTTCCCACTGCTCCGTCTACTGCTATTTGTGTCACAGTAGAAAAGAATACACTACCAGTAACAGTAGTGTTATTAGGTCCAGTTATATCTTCAGTAATAGTAGAGCCAGAGGCATCGGTACCAGTAACAGTAAATGTTCTTGCAGATATGTTTCCTGTAGATGTTAAACTAATAGTAGAACCTACATTTGTACCTGCATAAGCTCCAGTAGCAGCTGCTGCTACTAAAGTCATATTACCTGCTCCTCCAAGAGTTTGAGCAGCCGCAACACTAGTAGTGGAAGCTGCTGCTGGTTTAAAGGTTTTAACTTGTAGTTGTAAACCCATAATGTATCTCCTTATCTATCAGATGCAGCGAACATATAATCAATTGATGTAACTTTAGTGCCTGTAGCATTTCCTGATAAAGACATAGCAGCTATTGTTAAAATTTCATCAGTTGGAATATTATCTGTGTGTGTTGCAACTAATTTTCTA